AGGCATCGAGCAGCGTGCAGGTATTACTACGACTGGTGAACAGGAACGTGAGAATATTAAAGGAAGAGGTACAGAAGAGCGTGCAGGAATTCAAGAAAAAGGAAAAGTAGATACAGCTCTTGAACGTGTTAGAGGATATGAGCAACGAGAAGGAATTAAAGAAACAGGTAGTCAAGAACGTGCAGGTATTACTAGGACTGGAGAAGAAGAACGTTTGAATATTAAAGGAAGAGGTACAGAAGAGAGAGCAGGATATGAATCTAAAGGTGCTCAAGATAGGTTAGGTATCAAAGAAACAGGTAGTCAAGAACGTGCAGGTATTACTAGGACTGGAGAAGAAGAACGTCTGAATATTAAAGGAAGAGGTACAGAAGAGAGAGCAGGATATGAATCTAAAGGTGCTCAAGATAGGTTAGGTATCAAAGAAACAGGTAGTCAAGAACGTTTGAATATTAAAGGAAGAGGTGTGGAAGAAAGAGAGGGCTATAAAACAAAAGGTGAACAAGATAGGTTAGCTATTACTAGGACTGGAGAAGAAGAACGTTTGAATATTAAAGGAAGAGGTACTCAAGAACGTTTTAATATTTCAGCAAGAGGTACAGAAGAGAGAGAGGGATATAAAACAAAAGGTGAACAAGATAGGCTAGGTATTAAAGAAACAGGTGCTCAGCAAAGGTTAGGTATTCGTGAAACTGGTTCTGAAGAGCGCTTAAATATCGGTGCTCGTGGAAGAGACACAAGGGAGACTATGGGTTATGAGAATAGGCTAAAAGCAAAAGACCGTGCTAACCAATCACGGTACAGTAGGCGAGGAGCGAGATCATTCTGATGCCAACTAAAACTGCACCAAACAGTAAAGTCTATCTAACCTTTGTTGACAGGTGGCTCGACACATTACCCGCTGCTGATTCAGAAGACTTCCGTGAATTTGCTGAAGTCACTCCATCAGTCATTGAAATTTGGGTGTATGCAGGTATTCTTAAATATGATGGAACCTTTAATGATCTAGCACGATGGGTAAAACTTAAATATAAGAAGTTAAACCGTCGTGAAATTCTAAACAGTGAAATCGCTGCCCTACACAGTGATATTCAAGATCTTAGGATGGCTATTAATAGTGGGGAGATCAAGGGTGATAATGGTGCCGCACGTTTAGCTGCATTAGAGAAAGAACTTAGATCACACATAGAGACAAGTGAACGGATGAATAGAACAACAGACAAACGCGGTCTAGTTCTAGCTGGTGCTGATCGAGTGATGCGTGAACTGACTGCCATATTCAAAGATGACCCACAGTTCGCGGAACCCATTGAAAATTCAATTAATGCAATCTGGGCAAAAGTTTACAGTGAACTAAGTAGTACATAGAACAATGCTCGCACCTATACCAGAGATACCAGAGATACCTGCAGGAAGTGCTAATTCACTTCGATTGCAAAGTGCATTAACTCAAAGATTGCCATCAGTCAATAAAGTAACTAGATACAGTAACTCAAGGCTTATAGAAGCTGAGCAGTTAGCTGATGAAATGCGTGTAGCATTTGCAATCTCAAGAGACCTCAATAATAGAAGTGAGAAAATTTCTAAAGCAAAAAATAGGGCTGCACAGCGAATTTCCGAAAGAAAGACCAAGCTAAGGAGATCTAGACGTTAGACTGAATATAAATAAGTACGACTAAATGGCAGGCTCAAGTGTAGCTCTAGCATATAAAAGATCGGCTCTAATGACGGCAACGAAAGTAACCGTCAAACCTCCATCCGAGCAAGTATTAAAAGCAAGGGATGATTTTAAAGCATTCTGTACATACTTAGGTAAACCACCAGCAAAACATATGTCTGAGTGGCATAGAGAGCTGTGTACCGGAAAGGATAGTGAATGTCTACTAGGAATAGCCGGACCTAATACATCAATTCTGGCACCACGAGGATCTGCAAAAAGTACCGTACTTGGACTATATGCAGCTTGGATGATAGGTAGACATGCAGCAGCGAAAAAGATGCTGCGTATTCTATATATCGCTTATATGGTGGATATTAGTCGTGCGAAGAGTGCAACGATTAAAGGGATTTTGACGAGTAATAAATACCGTGAGATTTTCCCGATGGTGCGTTTGTCCAAGGTAAGGCGATCAGATGAATACTGGAGTATTGACTATGAATTTGCAGGAATTGATACAGCAGGTGAGGAAGCTTTCACCATTGCATGTGGAGGTCTCAAGGGAGCAATCACGTCAAAACGGTCGCAGCTGGTGCTTATCGATGACCCTATTAAATCCGCTGCATCGATCAATAATCCAGACATTCGTCGTGAAATGGAACAGACATGGTCTAACGTTATTGCGCCGACGATGTTTCAGGGGGCACGTGCTATTTGCCTTGGAACGCGATTCCACTTTGATGACATTCATGCGACAATCTTTGTCCCTAAAAACAATTGGAAACAGATAATCCAAAAAGCAGTCATCACAGATGCAGATGGCAGGCAACGATCCTATTGGCCTGACTTCTGGTCGATGAAATACTTGAATGAACGTAAGAGTGAAGACAGGGTTGCATTCGCTTATCAGTATCTAAATACAGCAGTACGGTCTGCTGAGGTCGGCATCTCTCCTGAATTAATAGTCAAGAGTGAAGTGCCCGATGAGTACGACTGTATTGGAGTAGGTATTGACTTGAGTGCTGGTTTAAGCGAGAAGAATGACTGGACTGTGATGACACTTGGTGGAATCAAGGAAGGAAAGATCTATATGATTGATCAAAGGCGTAATCGAACAATGGGTAATATCCAGAAGATGGATACACTCTGTGAGATGCTTGCTGATTGGAACATACTCGCAGAGAATGACGAAGGTCAATACTTCCCAACAATGTCACCATGTATTATTTGGCCAGAAGCTGTAGCTTACCAAACATCATTTGAAGGTGATTTTAAACGAATTATGTTTGAAGACAGGGCACTCTATAACCTGACCTGTTCTCCCGTTAAAGGATTTAAAGGAGATAAGCTAGCAAGACTTAGGGGCGTGCTTGGTTTATATGAAAACCGCAGAGTGGTATGGAATAAATGGCGTAAGTGGGATGTATTAGAGGAGGAACTACTTAACTTCGGTCACTCAAGTCATGATGATGCGGTGGATTCAATGGTATTAACAATGGGAGGACTATTAAGAAGAGGTGCACTACAAGTAGAGTACAATAGTGATAGTTATTTAAGTTGAATAGAGAATGACTAAACAGTATAGTGACTATCACGGTAAAAGTGTTTCAGCAAAAGACATTAACTCATACACTAATTACCTAGACAGATATAAAGATACTGGTACTGCTGCTAGTAACTGGATGAATGATGATAGCAATATTCATTTTGCAAACTATGTAAGAGATAATGACTCAGTATGGGAAGCTTGGGAAAAGTCAGGTAAAAAAGATAAGAAGGAGATGTGGGAATTCGGGCAAAAGGATTGGAATGCTGGTGGGAATATGAAAGACCGCTATCTAGCTAAGATCTTGAAAAATCCTGGTGATCTAAATGAAACAGGGAGTGATTGGGATGATATGGGAGTGGTTTCAGCATTTAAAAGTGCACGTTGGGGATATGATCAAGCAGCCCAAGATAAACTAAGATCAAGTTACGGCAAAGATCAATGGGGAAGAGAGGGATATAATGCAGGCCGTGAGATGCAGTGGTATGATGCAAAAGATAAAGCCAAAATGTACGGAACAACTAAGGGCGTACTTGGGGGAGGTAAAGCACCTGACGATGCCATGAAAGCAGGTGATTATTCTACTCAGGGTGAGGTAGATGAGGATACGTCGGAGACAGGCGGCAATAGTTCTAATAATGGTTCATATTTCAACGATCTAAGTACTGGTGATTGGAGAAATAGGCCACGCTCCCCAGAAGGTAAGCCCACTCCTAAAAAGGACCATGATGGTACTTTTTATGATAGTTATCAATGGGTAAATAATAATAGCGGTGAAATATGGAAACCTACACCTGGCAAGAGGGGAGATTTCCAGCCTGGATACAAACCTGCTCCAAATGATGGCCCCATGGAGTGGGCTGAAGATCCACGATTACAAGAGTGGACTAAGACCCCAACAGGTAAAGGTAGAAGGCCTGCTAAATCACCTGGTGATGGTCAGGTGTGGATGGGTGGTGACCCAAACTTTGATGAAAGTACTGGTAAGTATACTGATGGTAGAGGAACTAAATCACCTGGTGGTGGTCTGGTGTGGACTGGTGGTACACCACACTTCGATGAAAGTACTGGTAAGTATACTGCCGGCGCTAAACGGACATCTAGGATTAAAAAAGATATACCTGATGATACATATAGAGGTAGAGGGTGGGCTAATTATTGGCAGCAAAGTATTCCAGACAGAGACCCTAACTGGTCAAAAAGATTCATGAACGACACAGTAAGATTTGGAGATCAAAGTCAAGTGGTCAATAGAGACAAACTTGCTAAACGTATTCAAGATCGTTCTCAGAGGCATATGGAAAATGCTGATTATTTAGGATATCTAAGTAGAGGACAGTTGCGCGGAGAGAATAGGCCAGATTGGAAGCAGCCTGGTCCAATCAAATCAGATTATCAGCCAAAAATTGATATAAACCCATTCATTGACAAGATCTACGAGTTAGGGAGAAATTAAATAGCAGTCAAGGGATATATTAAGTAGACTATAAATAAAGATAAAGGAACACATAATGAGTACGGCACCTGGATTAAGTAATGAATTCACACAAATACTAACTGCGGCAAAAGAACGCCGAGGTGATCTATCTGTAGATTCAATGATCGTATCTTCGCATTTAGCGCAGATGCGTATGTTCATGCTCAGGCGTGGTGTGGAGTTCTATGCCGAGCAGGATTCGTTCGGGAATCGGAAGGATTTCCTCGCCAAGGTTGTAGAAGAGAACATGCTGGAAATGAAGATGGAAAGCATTGTCGATTATTTCCTTTGCGATGGACAAGGACTATTCTACTTCAGACCAAACTCTGAGTCATACCAGTTACTCTACTTCCCACAAGACAGTTACCGCGTTTATCGCACTCAGAATAATGAAATAGAAAGTGTGGTGCTTGTATATAGCTTCAGCGTCAAAGAACCTAATGCAATGGATCAGTACCCTCAAACTGCTAGGGGAGGCAAGAAAAAATACATTCGTTTGAAAGTATATAAAGATCGAATTGAGCAAACGATCTCTAACGAGAAGATTGAATTTGAGAATGAACAAGGCAATCCAATTATGACCATGCCTGGTTCAACTGAAGTACTTACCAACAGTTTGGGATTCATTCCAGCTGTGGAAGTTTTCAACCATATGGACTGCACAGGTGAAGATTCAGGTAATGGTGAATTCGACTGGTTAGCTAATCAGATTCTGTATCATGATGAACTCGTTAATAACATTCGTAAGAACCTTAAGTTCTTTGGTAACCCAACACTCGTTTCAAGTCGTCCTAAGCACGACATTATTGAATCTGGGGATGAGAGTTCATTCAGACCAACGATCAGTTCACAAGCAGGCTTTGCAGCAATTGGTCGTAGTAGCACACGAGTAAGTGAGCCTTTTGGTGGTGCATCAGCACTTGATGGGCAAATCAAAGTCCCAAGAGTGATTGCTAATTTGGAGCCAACGGACAGGGTCAACTACCTAACACCTGACAGCGTTTCGGGTGATCAGAACATGTACGTTAAGCAGTATCGTTCTGAAATCCGCCTAGCTCTTGGAGGTGTTGATGATATCGACATCGGGACTGCATCTACCGCATACGAAATTAAAACACTTTATGGAAGAGTAGCTGCTACAGCTGAGAAGAAGGCCCGTGCTTTATTTACGTATGGTCTATGTAAACTCTTTGGCATGATGATTAATCATGAGGAAGAGATGTTCAAACGTTCATTTGCTTCAGTTGTTGGTTTAAAAGAACCACAGCATCCTTTGATGGAAGATTATGACGGAGACGAGAAAGCATATGAAAAAGATATGGAGAAATTCGTTAAGCAATATGAGAAGTTTATGAGACAAAGAACTGACATGATTAATGCTACACTAGACACAGGAGACATTCCTCCAGGAGTAATTGGACTGATACCAGACGGCAGCACTAAAGTAGATTGGCGATGGGAAGGTCAAGTTTTTGAAGATAGTCCAGACGATATTTTAAATCAAAGTATTGTTGTTCGTAACCTTCAAGAACTAGGTGTTGATTCTATTGAAGCACTGAAATACTTGTTCCCTGGTAAAACCGATGAGGAGAGGGCAGCGATGTTAAGTGGCTACCCATTCCGAATGGTCCAACAGACACAATCAGCATTAAATTCGTTTATCGGATTACTCGGTCAACTTTATCAGTTGCCACACCCACAGACACCAGATTTACCTCTGGCATCTGACCCGAATCTTGATATCACAGGATTCCTATATAGATCACTTGAATTTTTACGTAAGGAGTTAAGTTACAGTGGAAGGTACAAACCAAGCAGTGATGACCCCGGCCCAAGCAAGCTCTCCGATGCCGACCGCGTCAGAGCCCAGCTTGGCCGCCCAACCCGTGATGAGCCAACCGTCTCCCTACCAGGCGTCGGCTCCGACTTATCAAACGCAGGCCCAAGCGCCCCAGGCGCCCCAGGCTTACCAAGCGGCAGCGGCCCCGCAGGCTTCGGCTCAGGCGGGCAATCCATGGCAGGAGGCGTTTCAGGCCCTGACCGCAAACTTGAATACAAGCAGCCCATCCCTAGCCCAGGCGTCACCCTCGGCTTATCAGACAACACCAACACCCCAGCTAGCTACACCGGCAGCGTGGGCTTCGGCACCGCAGGCACAAGCAGCCCAGTATTCGGCGCCCCAGACATCCAGTCACCAAGTTTCAACCCCGGCTTATACACAACAGGCCCCAATGCAGGGTCAGGCTCAGGGCGAGGTAAGGGACGCCTATCTAAGTCAGGTAAGCGATCAAAGTCTTGAAGTTCTCCAGCACTTCGGCGCTGAAGCTCCAGCACTTCTGAATCAGTACGCCTGTGCAGTTGAAGATGCTCTCGTTGAGCAAGTTCAGCGTGGTCAGTCTCAAACCCAGCTTCTACAAGCTGCTGGTGAAGAGCGCACTGCAATGAACATCATGTTAACTAACCCTGATGTTCTTGCTGATTACGTTAATGACTTCTACGGTCCTAATGGTCCTTATCCGACCCCTACGGCAGCAGAAGCACAAGCTATTCAGGATCATCACTCACGTGCTCAATTTGAGCAAGAGATTGCACATCAAGAGCAGAACTCACAAGTTCCTCCGAACTTCCAACGTCCCGAGATGAACATGCCTACACCAGGACGCAGCAGCAACCCTGCTAATGACTTCTGGGGAGGCTTCTCTCAGCTGATGGACAACAACCCTGAGAATGCGTGGAAGTTCCTTTCACAAGCTCCTCAAGGCGCACTACAGACCAAGATGCTCGTCCAGGACACCTGATAAAAAAAGAAAGGGGATTGATATTATCAGTCCCCTACAATAGTAATAACTAGTTCAAATTAAATCATGCCAACACCATCACCTTTTAGACCTGCAGAAATGGGACTACGAACCTCAGAGGTTGCGTTGAATCAGCAAGGCATGTCAAGGACTTCAGCACCTATGGGTCCTAATGCATTTGATGGTGGTGCAGCGTCCAAACCATCTGTTAGTGCACAGCCTTTTAACAATGCACGTCTGACACAACAGAACATACAGCAGAATATCCTTCCTGCATCTAATCAAGCACAAGTAAACGCCGTTCAAGGCGTAAGGTCATCTACTGCACAGCAATCACAAGCTGAATTTGATGCACAAAAAATGGCACAGGATCGTATTGCTCAGATGCTTTATGCCAACGGAGAAGGTCCAGCAACTATGGCACTTGCTGCTATGAATGATGTAGAGAAACGAGCATTTGAGAAGAATATTGCGACTTCACGTGTAATGGCCTTAGGACTATCACCAGACCTAGCTAGCGCTTAGACTTAAGTGTAAATACACTACAATTTAAGTAGTAGTAATAAGTACAATCGTGCGGAAAGCTGGTGAAGTAGCTAAGCAAGATCCAGATGTGCTTGAAACTATTTCAAAGCATCTGCATACAGATGGTGTGCCAAATAGTGCTGCTGACCAGAAGAGCACAGAGATTCACAATAAGGACAAAGAACATGTAAATTCTGTAGAACACTTTTTCCGTGTAATTGATAATTACAAGTCGAAAGGATTTGATACAGAGGCTGCACAAGTAATGGCATTAGAAGTATTTGAAGGTAATAGAGAAGAGCCAAAAGAAAGCCTTAGATTTGCAAGAATTGCACCAGACTAGATAGACAAAGTAATTATTAACTGCTATGATTAGTAAGCAAGGTAGAAGAATTATATGGCAAAACCCGTAGCATCAGGTGATTCTATACGTGCTTATTTACGAGATATTGGACGTGTTCCTTTGCTAGAGCATGATGAAGAAATTCTACTTGGTCGAAAAGTTCAGCGACTAATGGAAATTGAAGAACAGAAGAAAGAGTTTGGACTAGATACTGAAGAATTAGCACACTCACAAGATATCCCATATAAGCAGCTTAGGCGTGAGATTCGTGATGGTATGAAGGCTAAAGAGAAGATGGTGACTGCTAATCTGCGTTTAGTTGTATCAGTCGCTAAGAAATACACAAAGAGGAATATGGAACTCCTGGATATAGTCCAAGAAGGAACAATTGGTTTGGTACGAGGTGTTGAGAAGTTTGATCCTGGCCGTGGTTATAAGTTCAGTACTTATGCCTATTGGTGGATCCGTCAAGGAATAACTAGGGCCATCGCAGAAAAAAGCCGTGCAATACGGTTACCTATTCACGTAACAGAGAACTTAAATCGACTAAAGAAAGCACAAAGGGAGCTTTCACAGGTGCATGGTTATATGCCAAATGTGTTTCAGTTGTCAGAAAAGTTGGAATTAACAGTTGAAGAAATCAAGGATTTAATGTGCAAAGCACGGCAACCTACATCCCTAGAAATTAAGATAGGGGAAAATAAAGATACAGCATTAATTGACCTGCTCGAAGACGAAGATCAACTTCCAGATAAACTTCTTGAGCTATCTTGCGTTAAAGAAGATATTAGAGAAATGATATCAGATCTTCCAGAAATGCAAGCCGCTGTAATCAGTATGCGTTATGGCATCGGTGAAGAAATCCTGGAACCTCTGTCAATGACAGCTATCGGTCAAATCTTAAATATGAGCAGAGATCGAGTTAGAACATTAGAGAACAAAGCCCTACGTTCACTAAGGGAAAATAGTGACAAGATTAGTGAGTATCTGTAGATTACAATAGAATAAAGGATCGCAATACAGTAATGGATGTCT